TGCTGCTTATACTCAGATGAAGCAAGATTTGACAACATTATTGGATCGAGTGGGTGGGTGGCCACAAGATCAGACAATCAATGGTAAATTTTATTCTGGTAATCAACTATCTATTAAACATAGACCAAACGCTGAATATCCCATATTAGATGGTGTGGGTAACTTATATGATTTTGAGAAACAAAAGTTCCATAGTTTAGAAACTGATTTTACTGAATATCTAAATGAATTACCTGACTTTACTAAAACAGTCATTCAACAACTTGAAGATAATGAGAAGGTTAAATTTGGCAGAATCAGATACATGCGTCTTCCTAAAAAGCGTGGACTAAGCGTTCACCGTGATTATGAATTACGCTATCATTATGTTTTTGACACTAACCCTAACAGTTTCTTCGGGGAAAAGACTGAGGGTGAAGTAACCGCACAATGCTATCATATTCCCAATGATGGTTATTTTTACAAAGTTGACGTTACTCGCGACCATTTTGTATACAACGGTGGTTGGGAAGATAGAATACATTTGGTATTGAATGTTGCAGACTGATAGATTTGTATTTGTTGACGAACAGAGCCAATATTGGCAGGATATTTACCTACGAGCACAAAATGACAAATCTCACGAGTTATGGAAAAATTATCAAAAAATTAACTTGAGTGAGTATGAACACATGATTGTTCACTTGAGAAATGAGAAACCTATTAGTTTTCATGGAATCTATAATAACGGAAGATGGCCCACAAATGTCAGTCGTGCTGTAACTAGACTTTATACGGTACCAGAACATAGAGATATATTATGCACTACTATGGGTGATAGTATGAAATTTGATGCAGACAATTTTAATCTATGGGGAAAAACCGCTATATTTGTTTCAAAAAATGTACAATATAATAACTCAGAAATCAGCTACAAAAAGTTCAGTCAGGGAGTTAGATTAGCCAAAAAGTATACAGGACATGATTGGGTGCATAATGATAGACTATATCAATGTTGCAATAACCCAACCAAAGACTGCTATCAATTTTTAATGTGGTTCGATCCTAATAATCGTAGACACACTATTGATATACCTAGCTTGTCAATAGGTGAGTGGAAACAGTTAAAATCTTAAAAGTTTTAAAACTAGACAAAAACAATAGGTTCTAGGCGCCTAGAACATAGTTTTTTCAATGAAAAAACGGCGATTTGAAGAAACCGCCGTTTTTTAGCCTGTTTGATATGTAGATATGCTAAGTAGTACCTATAATCATAAAACGACTGTATTTTAACAATTCAAGCTCTCCACTGAATACCACGTTTTTAATGTGTGATTGGTGCATAAACTCATCTAAGTTATGTGCAATTCTATTATGCTCTTTGATATCATAGTTAGTAGACTGTAACACAATCATACGTTCTATTGGCAAATTGCTTAACCAAGAATCATATTCTTCTTGGGAAATGTGCTCACAACTAGTATTAATAATAACGTCAGCATAACTATGAAAATCACAAATATCTTTAGTAACCGCTCTGAATCTACCTGAATTAGATTCAATTTGGTTCATGCTAGTTGCCACCGATTGACACAATGGGTCAATGTCAATACTTTGTATTGATTCTATGGGTAATTCAGTGCAAAATAACATACTAGCCAATGTCCCTACCCAGCCGCAATGAACGTCAACTGTAACAGGTCCATTGATATGCTTTGACAATTCTTCAATTAGCCATTCTTTGCTTTTTATCTGCCCAGCCCAAAAAGCGTCTAGTGTCCTTATAGGATCGGTAGATTCACGAATTGCACACATCCAGTGATGTAAATGTTCTGTATCAATATTCATTAATTACCTTCGGTGATATTAGAAACTATTATTACAAATTCATCTTCAATATTGTCTTGTCTGATTGTACTCATTCTTGGTAACAGTTTTACTGCACCCTCGGGTCCTGACGTATTAGTATTGAGATTTTTAGCCATGAAAGTTTTATTAGTTAATGGTCCAAAGAAGTCAAAATAATAGATGAAATCAAAGTCATCAACAATTATTGCGTTATGATCTACGACCCAAAAATAGTCACTGTTGCACACTTTTGCAGCTTCAATTGTATTACTTGCACGTTTAACGTTTTTAAATCTTTCGGTTAATAGTGCATAATTCTTTTCACTGTTAGATTCACCGTTGCTTATATAGACAATATCATATGGTGGGTGATATTTAAAGCGAATGAAGTTCTCCTCACTGCGTAGAATACTAGGGATATTTCTGTATTCTTTGCTGTCAACAATGTTGAATACATGTTTAATTCTAGGATCATCCATTAGTTCTCCTAGTTTATTGCATTCACGTTCTAGTATGTTCTCGTCCTGAACAATGCTATTGTTAAACATGTTGTTTAGAAAATCAAAGTCTTTGATTTTTCCAATCTCTAACATGTTTTTCATAGTCATATAGCAGCCCAATCTTGCTCCATATATCGCCCACAATCCATTGGTAATGTCAATACCCACATGCATCCAGCGATATAGTCTATCAAAATTGCGCCAATTGATTTGGTCTAGACTAGAAACATTTTTACCGTTTTCTATAGAGAGTTTTACACCTTCACGGAATCCTGCACGCCATGCTTGTAGTGGGCTAGATGTTATGAACAGATCGGAACCACTGGTATTGAGTTGTAGATATGTCCACAAGTCAAAGTCAATAGAGCCTTCATTGGTACTGTTCTCGTGTGTTTGCATTGATTCTAGTAATGAAACAGGCCAAACTTTGATGCCACCGTTGCCATAGACACATCCATTAATTTCGTTAGTTGCGCTATAACTTAAAACACTAGAGTTAAGGTCAATTCTATCGTCTAAAACAAAAGTAGTAGTAAAAAATGTAGGCTTGACATAATTATCGCCATCTACTATAATGACGTTTTCAGTTTTAGAAAGTTTAGCAACTTCTTTGTGTGCGGTGTCTGAACCCTTGACTCCATGAACTTGTTGAGCGTTGGGGCAAAGTGAACGTAAATGTTTAAAGTTTTCTTCACAGTTTGGTTCATCGTAGCTAAGAAATACTACACTGTAATTGTTTGGGTTAAATATCATGTAGATATTTAGCAACAGGTGTTGACAATAAATCAAAACTCTGTTACATTACAGTATGGACTGAGAAATCAGTAACGAAAAACAAGTTGTGTGTTTTGGGCAACAAGATTGAAAATAGTTGTTGACAACTAATCAAATCGGTAGTACACTACATACTTCAAAAACAAAAAGTGAAGAAAAACACTATAAAATTGAAAGAATTTTTAACCAGGACTAAATAGATTACTATGAAAACAATTATCTGTCAAACGCTGAAACATACAGGGATGTGGTCAACATTACCACAAGCTCAAGTGTCAGCCTTTGCGGGTAATAATGTACAACCCAGTATTCGCGGCTCAGAGTATAATGATCCAAGAATGCCAGGGAGTTTCATAGAAGGAGAGAAGATTCCAAGAATCTAATCTCAAAAAGAATCTAAGAAACCCCTGGGAAACTAAACAGTCTCAGGGGTTTCCGTTTGTGTAGCGAAAAAACAACGAAAGAGTTTGACAAGAAATGAAAGTTGAAATACAATCTGGCACTTCCGATAAAGCGAATTGGTTGAAAGAAAATACGCTAACAGATGATGAAAGAAAAAAGTTGATTGAGGACAAGTTAAAACGAGGACTCAATCAGATAGAGTTAAACAGAAAAGTCCCAGTGACCGAGTAAGTTTAACAAGCGTGAATAGGCAACGAGAGCCGTGATACAGCGCATAAATGTATAGAATGGGCGGACAGTAGGATGAAGTCTGTGGTGAGAACACAGATTGTAAAATCACTGGGTAGGGTATTAACCCTATCATAGCATGGATGTTGAAAGATACATCATGCTATTCTAAAACACACTACTCCCGAGAGCAGTCCTAACAGACAGAGGGTACGGATCAAGTGTGTTTCAGAATAGTTGATGCGTGGAACATAAGCCCTCTTGATGGGTGAAAGTACGCACTGCTTAAATATTGTTGGGGTGTAGTGTAATGGCTTATCACAGCGGGCTTTGAACTCGCTAATCTTGGTTCGATTCCAAGCACCCCTACCAACAAGTTATACCGTAGAGTTCACCTGGGGGTGATATCTCACTGTCTATGAGACTGCGGCGGG